CAATGTCGCCACCGGTTCCCCAGATGGTTTGAAAGCTGATAGCTCTGGACTCGAAAAGATTGTTAAGCATTGGTTATTTCCTTTCGAGAGCCAAGCCAAATAGTAATGAAAATACACCAGCAAGAATTACGCCTACTGGTGGGAAGATTAGACCTGCACCGATGCTAATGCTCAAAGCCCCTAGCACTTGAAGTATGGTTGCCATGACCGCCTTAGATAAAGAATTGTGGGACAAGCTGTTCAGACTCTACTCTACCAACAGTTGCCCTATCAAAGGCGATTACAGCAGCAACAGCCGCGTCAATCTTTCTTGGTGAGCCTCGATTGTCTTTTACAATTCTTGGTCCAATCCTGTCGGTCTTGACTACTGCGTTGGTCAAGTGTCGCTCAAGTAGTGGGTCGCCATCGTGAATCATTGTCTGCTCAGTTACCGCTGTGTAGAACTTGGCACAAGCACCAACCATGCGACTTGGGCTAGTTGAAGGGAACTCGATTACAGGTAAGCCCATCTCAGCCATAGCATCCATAGACCTTTGCCAGCGATAAGGGTCGCAAGCTATCTCTTTTACATTGTGAGTTGAGCAGAATTGAATGATTACATCCTCAACTTCTTGGGTGTTTACACGCCAATCATCGGTGTCCTCTGGCTGTTTTTCCCATGTCTTGATCATAAATAGGTAGGGTTTTTCATCCTCTTTGGGTATGGTGCAACCCATCAGGCTAGTACAGTCACCATTGAATGAGCCGTCAAAGCCGATGATAATGTCCTCATCTGGTTGCAACTCTCGCTGTTCTGCTAGTGGTTGCCAGGCTCCGTTAGGTAGCCAAGCGTTCATCGAGCTGACCCATTGGTTCAATCGCTTGGTTCTAAACTCTGGTTCCGGTGTGCGCCTAACAGCAGATTGAAAGTCATCAGCAGAAACTAAATCGTCATAGCCAGGATTAGCTGTTTGCCACACCAACGGATCTCTGTGGTCTGCCTCATCTGGTGCTGCCCACCAAGCCATAAAGAAGTTAGGGTCAATCTGCTCACCTGATGCCACGCGCTTGCCGTATTGGAATCGAGTGTAAGCAATGGAGTCTTGGCCTGTCATGTCTGTCTTTTGACCGGCAGTTGTGATGGCAATTAGCTGAGCGATGTTACCTCGGTTACCCATAGCCAACTGAAACACATCAAACAAGGTTCTATCTTTGTGAGCGTGAAGCTCATCCATAATGACTCGGCTTGGGTTTAGACCTTCTTTGGAATAAGCCTCAGCAGAAACAACTCGGTAAACGCTGTTGGTTGATGGCACAAAGATGGCATCTCGATACAAGGTGCAAAGCTCTGACAACTCTGAGGTTTCGACCATACGCTTAGCCTCACCGAATACGATTCGAGCCTGTTCCTTTTCAGCTGCTACTGAGTAAACCTCGCCACCTTGGATACCCTCAGCAATCAGGGAATAAAGACCAAAGGCAGCAGAGCTTAGGGCTGACTTTCCGTTCTTTCTGGGCATCCCGATTAGGACTTCTTGGAACTGTAAGCCACCATCGGCATCCTTGGCATAGACACGCTTGACAAGTTCTCGTTGCCAAGGTCTGAGTAGTAGGGCTTCACCAGCTCTACCTGCAACGCCGTCTTTACCGATTGAGCCAAAAGCCTCAGCAAACTCTATGGCGTATTCGCCGTCACCTCTGTCAATACTCTCTTGAGCCACAGGCGTTAGATAAGCTGGCGGCCAGCTAGATGTCACGCTTAGCCTTCTTTGCTAGAAGTTCCTCGAGCTTGCTCTTAGTCTTGGCTGATACAAGTCCAAGTCGGGTTCGGTCAGCAGGGCTAAAGCCAAGCAACGACAAGCTGTGGACTATCTGCTTCTCAATCTCGTTGGCTTGCCGATACCAAGTCGGGTCAGTTGGGTCGCTTGCTATCTGGTCTTTGATTAGCTCACGCCGGTCAAGCTGCTCACAAACCATCTGCACTAACTCGGTGTCAGTTCTAATGCTGATCCAGATTTCACCAGCACCAAAGATGTTGTCCCAGAATTGCTTGCCAACTTCGCCTAGTTCGCGCAAAGGTTCGCGGTATCCGTAGTCCAAAGGTGCCAATGCATCGTTCAAAGGCAAGGCTCTTTTGCCAGGGTTGCCCTGAATTATTTTTAGCTCAACTGGCTTGGGTGGGTTTGGCATGGTTCAAGCTTACCCCCGTTACTTCTGAAATGCGGATAGGCACAGAAGGTCAGGGGCTCGGGGTGTAAGGTTCGATAGTCGCAAAGAATGGACTCACCCCTAGTAATAACCTGGAGTGGGGGTCTAGGGGCTATGTGAGGCTCGTAGAGCGGTTTTTATTTGTTTTATGTGTTTAGTTATCCTATGTACCTATTGCCTTTGCGAGCGTTACAGGCGCGGTGGGCAGGTGCTAAAGGACTTTCTGGATTGCCTGGTATCAGGTGGTCTGCCTGTATCTGGGTGCGGTCTGTGAAAGCTTGTTTACAAATGTGACAATGAGTAGCTGACTCTCTCACTACCCTGGCTCGCTGGCGATAATCCCCTCCGTATAAAAAACCCTTGCGCGCTTTTCTTTCAGGTGAGTAAACCCTTGGCTTTTGTTCACGCGGTTTACGCTCTAACCGACAGGCGTCACAGTACTCAGACCTAGCTGTAAATAGTGCTTTGCACTTCAGGCAGGGCTTCGGGAATACGATCATCCGTCTTTGCCCCAACCGATACCCATGAAGGTTACTGCTGGTGGGTCATACACTCTCACTAAGTCTTTGACACAGTTGGCACAGAGTGGTGTTCTTTCTTTCTCGTCTATCTTTCTTATGACAGACATCTTGAGGTCACAGGTCTTGCACTTGTAATCGTATGTAGGCATTAGAAAAGCTTTTCCTGTTCTTGGTCAGAGGTTTCTTTTACTCTTTCGGCAACCTTGGCTTCAGCGTGTTTGAGTCTGCCCTCGATGATGGGCCAGTAATCCTCGGTTAGTTCTATCCCGATGAAGTCAAAGCCTTCAAGGATTGCTGCCTTACCTGTTGAGCCTGAGCCGGTGAAAGGATCAAGGACTGTCCCACCTGGTGGTGTGATGAGCTTGACTAGGTATCTCATTAGCTCGGTTGGTTTGACTGTTGGGTGGAAGTTACTCATCGGAGTGTGTTCGTTCAAATCTCTATTGAAGCTAACATTACAAACTTTACAAACATCACCCTCGCTACTCTCAGCCCACCTGTTACAAGGCTCACATTTTCCGCGCCTAGATACCTTGTTCTTTCTTTCCTCTTTGTGCTTAGCCTCTAAGTCCTCAAGCCCTTCGTTCCTATCACGCTTTGATGCTTTGGCTACATAAAAGAATCTTGATGCTCCACCGCTATCTGCCTCATAGCCTTTATGTTCAAACACTCCTGCACCAGCAAAGATTGAGCTATTATCTCTTTCTTTCTGGTAAGCATCTGGTTTTAGCTTGCCGCTCTTTAGTTGTCCACTCTGCTCATCAAGTAGCTCTGCTGTGTATTCGTCAAGGATTAGGTTTGCTGGCCATCTGCCACCTGGCTTGTACATAGAAATAACATCACCTGTCTTTGCCCCACCCATTTGAATTGGGTTATCTGAGTGCTGCCTTTGAGGTGTCCAATTCATTTCTTTTTCTGTCAGCCCACTAATCCTGCTGGCATCTATGTTTAGCCCACCTGTCCCATGAGTTAGCACATTCTCGGCAACTGTCTTTTCGCCTAAAGGTTTGCGAGCAACGACTATTGGTTCGAGTGCTGGCTTTAGTGCTGTTCCCCATCCTTGCCATTGTTGAGCTTCAGGTGTTGAAGGGGCAGTGATGTTTACTTGTATTGGCTCAACCCCAACCGAATCTGTATTGCTGGCGTATGTTCCACCTTTTTCTTTTGTAGTTTGAGCAGCATTGCCACCTAGCTTTTGAGTTCCAATTACTTCTCTTTCAGCTCCGGCAGCCTTGTCAATCGCCTTACTAACATCAAGGGACTTAGGAAAGCCTGACCCATACACCCACCCGATTGAATCTCTAATCTCAAACCCTGCCATGCGAATAGAGATACCCATAAGGTCATAGGTTCGAGTCCCAGCAAAGGCGAGCAAGTGTCCACCTGGCTTTAGCACTCTTAGGCACTCATCCCAGATAGCAGGTGGTGGCACAAAGGAATCCCAAGACTTACCCATGAAACCCTTGCCTTCAGGTATGTGAGCGCGATCACCTGATGCCCAGAGCTGTATTGCCTTGATTATGTAATCAGGGTCAGGGTTGCCTAGTCCGTAAGGTGGGTCGGTGACTATGGCATCTATGCTGTTGTCGGCAAGTGTTGGTAGTAGGTCAAGGCTGTTGCCTTTTAGTATTTGGTAGGTCATCTCTTTTTCTTTCTGGCAACTTAGAGCTTGTAAACAGTTCCCTGGAAGTGTGTGTCGCGCTCTAACTCAAAGCAGACAATGCCGGTGGTGCTTTCGGTTCCTGCCTTCAGGCGAAACCAATCGCTGCCGTTATCGCTAGTGCTTGCTTGTACCCAATACCTTGATCCGCCGTTACTCGCTGGTGCTAGTTCCTCAACTCGGACATGGTGAAAGTGCCCACTCACAAAGGTGGTAAAGGCTGAGATAGGGCCTTGGGAATAGGTCTGCTTGATTAGCCAATCCGGTACTGAGTTAGGTCGGGCAGCTTGGTGTCCATGAGCTAAGGCAAGAATGTGAAAGCCATCCTCAAAGACATCAAGGGCTAGTGACTCATCGTAAGGGTCAGGTATTAGGTAGTTGACATCCATGCCCAGCTCGGTGCTCAATCGCCTTAGCTGTTGCAGAATCACAATGCCAACATCGTCAAGACCAGGCTTACCTACTGCTTGACCATTCACCCTGAACTGACAATGGTTGGAGCCAACGGATGCGTAGGTTACTGGCGCGTACTTGTGGGCTATCTTTACTAAGTCCCAGAGTAGAGCAGCAGCCAAGTCTTGTTGCTGGAATGGCGATAGATCGTTGCTATCAAGCTGAGCCATGCTCGCCTTGTTAGACACAGACTCAATCATGTCCCCTGCGTCAAGGATGATTACCTTCTCGTACTTGCCCTGCTTTAGCTTTTGCTCTATGCGTTCATAGCTCTCAAACACCCTGGCGATAAGGTCTTGGGTGTTTCCCCTGCTACCCACCTTGCCAACCTGAAAGTCTGCTGGAACGATTACATAGGCTTTGCCTTCTTTGGTTTCTTTCCTGACTGGCAACTTAGTTTTCTTTGCCTGAGCATAAAGTGTAGGCAGGTCAATCTCAACTTCAGAGCGTGTTCTGAAGTTGAATCGCCAGCTAACCAACCAATCGCCACCCTCGCGCTGTTGCCATCGGCTAGTGCGTACTGGGCCGTAAATCTCAATCTTGTCAGGGTCAAAGCCTTGCTCAATTAGGAACTCGTTGAAGTTGGGTTGGTTGCCTGTAGTCGGTGGTGTTGTTGCCTCACCGATTGAGCCGTCAAACTGAACAGCAGGTCGCCAGTCTTTCGGTGGTGTTACCTTCACTGCTGGGGATAGGTCATCTAACACAGCTGCACCTTTTCTTTTTGTGAGCCATGATTGGCTTCTCGCTGATTGCGATTCCCCTGGCTGTTAGTTCTCTGGACAATGCTCCAGCAGTCCATTCCTCTTTAGCTATGGCAGCTACAAGTATGGCTTGATCCTTGGTGTCCAGAGTTTCCAAGATTGTTCTTACTTTGCAGGATGATTTCCTCACCTGTGGTGTCAGTCCTTCTAGCATTTGGTTCCCTTTCTGTTTCCCTTATCAAGTTTAGAGCTAGGTCGCCGATTTCTGGCTCAAGGTAGTGCCATTCGACTTGCATAATTCTTTCCATCAATCTGGCAAGGTTGCGCCTAATTGCTTCTAGCTCACTCGACCACTCGCGCTCGTCATCCTTGAGCAGCAAGATAGCGTCAAAGATTTCTCGCTCATCAGCGTTAGTGAAGTGAGTCATCGTGACACCTTATACAGCAAGGTGTAGAAGGCCCGCCTGATTCTTAGTGTCTTGTATGCCCAATGAACTCGCATGATGCGCCAGTTGATCGGTTGCCTCTCAGCTCTGTGTTTTGCCAATGTCCCTCACCGCCTCGATAATCTCAACGACTCTTTCGATGGTGTCAACATCTACTGTGGTTCTTAGGACTGCATCCTGGTTGATTGAGTAGATAACCTGCTCAGTTAGATATTCAGTCATGTCTTTTGCTCCTTGTTGATAACCCTTGGCAAAGCCTCTGCCAAAAGCCATAGTCAGTTTCCGCGCTCGCGATTCTTCTCGGTTAGGTCGCCATCCAATCATTTGATGTCCTCGATTAGCTGGATTGCTTGCTGATAAGTGCGGCAGATTGTGTGTCGATTATCACTGTCTTTACGATCAGCATTGAAGGCAATTACCTTTTCATGCTTCTCTTGCTCGTTCTTTAGCAACTTGATAATCCGCTGCCTTTCATACTTGATGCCGGTAGTCCAACCGAGCTGTGATACCTCGGCAAGTCCCTCTTTGTGCTTCTCAAGTATCCGGTCAAAGATGTCGGTCATTTGTCAGGCCACTCTCCGTCTAGGACCAGCAAACCGATAATTGCGTAGTTTGCAAGGTCAATGAAAGAATCCCTCAATGCCTCATGTTCAGGTGCGTTGCCGGAATCAGTTAGGTGGTTGATCCTTGCTAACTTGTCATGCATCCTGACTCGTAGGCCGTTGATTGGCCCACCAGGTGCGTTGCTGATGTTGGTAGGTCCATAGTCATTGTGCTTCGAGAGCAGGAGCTTTGCGTTCTCGTCAAAGTATCTAATGACTGTTGCGTCAAAGCTAGTGCTTAGGTCTATGCCTTTGATTGTTGACTTCATGGCTTATCAGTCACCTCAGCAATCAACTCTTTTGCTTGATGCTCAATCTTGGTGACTGTGTAAGCAAGCTCGTCAAGGTTCTTGATTAGCTTGTCAAGGCTGCCATCCATCATGGCATTGACTTGATTGTTCATGTCTCTTTTGTATTGGCCGTTTATTTCAGCAACGATGTCCTCGGCTGTTGGGATGTATCCCTGATCCAAGTGAATAGATACATAGTCAAGAATGTTGTCGCGCTGATAACGGATGCCGGCGTAAAAGCCCTCTGCGTAAGGTGACAGTGTCATGGCTACCTCGATGAGATGTTGTATTGAGGGTCAACATAGATTTCGATGTTGTCCACGATGTCAATGACCTTAGCGATTGCTTTGGTTGGGACTGGGTACGCCGCCTTGATAAGACTTAGCACCTCGTTCTTCATAAGCATCCTGCCCATGTAGATTCCGTCAGACTTGGCGACACCAAAGTTGTACTGGTGAGGCTGGAAGTCTTTGACTGCGAACTCAAGTGGTTCTGGATTGTAGTTAGGCATTTGCTCTCATTTCTTTGTAGGTTTGCTTGATGTGTTCGATTAGCTCTATGCGAGCTTTGGCTTCGTTGCGGGTCTGTGCCGTCATACCTGGCACACCCTCTTGAAGCGTGAACTGTATTTCAGTCCACTTCTGAGCCTCGGCAATAATGCGTTCAGCTAGTTCTTGTTCATTCATTTGCGAGTGTCCTTTGTTAGTGCGTTGACTGCTACAAAGAAGGCAAGGATCAAACCTGCGACTCCGAGTGTGTAACCCCAGCCGAGATGTATCTCTTGTATCTGCCAGCTTGCAATCAAGATGCCAGTTAGTGCGATTAGGTAAAGGATGATTGTTTTCATGCTGTTTCTCCTTCTTGTTTTGTAGCCTTGGGATAAGGCAGTATTTTGTATCTCATCTTGGCAAGCAGCTCTTTCTTTCTTTTGCCTTTTGCATTGATGAATATGTATCTATGTTTTCTTGGGCGATCTACCCAATAAACATTGTCGCCAAACTTCTCTTTTACTTGTGCGTTGGTTAGTCCGTTGGCATAGGTGGCATGGTGCTGCCCCTCTAAGCCTTTGACTTTTGGATCTCTAAACTTGCTTGACAATCCTGTGTAAAGAAAGTTGGCAGCTTGATAAATAACACCAACATGATTTTGGGAAGTGTCGGCATAAGAAACGATAATTTCCCGATTGACTTTGCCAAGCGTGTTCCCTACCAAAAAGCTCTCACCATTCTTAGGTACGGCATCGTCAATCCATAAGCGAGTCAACTCATAGACATTCTGTGCCTCGTCAGGGCCACAGATTCCCTTGAGCAATGTTGATGAAGCTGGGACACCATAGATGACTACTCCAACCAGGCTTTGAGTCATCACTTCAAACAACCCAAAGGCCCAGGAGCAAGGTGCTTTTCGGTGCAAGTAGTGATGCTCGATAACGACTTGCATAGCTGTCCTGTAATCAATTTGGTCAATGTAATAATCATCAGTTAGCTTGCCCACTGTTCTACCTTTGCCAAAACCCTGTCACAGCGTTTGTGGTCGGCAAGGTGCTGGTGCCATTTGTAAGGGCTGGTGTCTCCGTACTTGTTTTCAAATGCTGTTATGCGATCCTGAATAAGAACCGATAGTCGAGTGATGTCATCAGATAGTGCAGCAACTTTGTTGCTCATAAGGCCCTCGCGCTTGATTGCTAGGAGCATCCGAGTTTCTTGGTCTTCTTGGTAAACAATCGCATCAGCGATTGCGTAAGCGTCATAAAAGATTGACTCTGTTGGTGACTTTAGATACTGCATTTGGTGCCTCTTTTCTGGCCCCCCTTGGGCCGTAAAAAAAGAATAGCACAGTTTTTGCCTTTTTCTGGCAATTTTGGCAATTTTCCCTAATTATCGGCGTGTCGCGCTAAAGGGCTAGTTGAGGGTTTTGACCTGAATTGTGGCACCTGGCTGGATGCCCTCGGCGTAGAGCTTGCGAGCTGAGATTCGTACTATGCGGGAATCATCGGTAACTACGCCTGAATCGGTCAGGCTATCCCCTACGGCTCGAATCAGCTTGTCTAGGTCAGGTGACACGCTGGGGAGCTGGCGATCTACTGTCTTGGGTTTAGGTAAATAGAAGTTGACGATTAGCTCGCATGGCTCGTCTATTGGTTGCCAGTCATCCGGCAGGGTAGCTATTGCCTCTTGGACTATCGCCTTACGCCATGCCTTGTGTTTGGAGCTGTTGACTTGGACTATTCGCCCGTGCATTATGGCGTGTGATCCTTGGCTGGCTGGGTCGCCTGTAACGCTAAGGCTTACCTCTGCCATAAAGCTCCCATGCTCCTAGTATGGCAGCCCAGACATAAAGTAAACCGAAGGCCAGTCCCACACCATCAAGAACGCTTTTATCTTGAAGCGATAGGTTTAGTAGTATGCCGGCGGTGAGGGCAGGGACTAGCCATCGGAGATTTTTCAAAAGGGACTTGGCTCGTGTGTCGGCTCGAAGATTCCCTTGATGATGTTTAGAGGCTCGGCTGGGACTACCAAAGGGTTGTTGATGCTTACCTTGATGGACTGCTTTGCCTCGCCTTCCTTGTTGGTCCAGTTGTCAATCTCTGAGCTGTATAAGCCCTCGACCTGAACTGTGTCGCCAGCTTCAAGCGTGGTTGGCTGCTTTAGCCAGACTGTGTAACGCTTGTTGATGGTGTCGCCTGTTTTGGTTTCGTAGGACTCGGTTACCTCGATGCCCTTGCCTTCATAAAAGACTCTAGTTATTGCGCCCTTTACCTTGATTATTGCCATCTCTTTATTTCCTTTCGATTTGTTGTTTTACTCTAGTGGTCACCAGCGACATGGTTGGGATTGGTGCAGTCGAGATGCCCACAAGTTCTAGTGCCAGGTAGGACTGGCTTGCCGTCAAAGATCGGGATGGTGAGAGTAGCCTTGTCAAAATCACCCTGCCAAGGGATGCACTTCTCGGATCCATACTTGATGACCAAGGCTCGGTGCATCCGACAGGATTGGCACTTGAGGTCTTTACGCTTGCGTTTATGCGTATTGACCTTCCAAGTTGCTCCACATCGGCAGCATAAGGCCACATTGTCATCCACGCCATAATCTTAGCCTTTATCATTTCTGGGCGGTTGAATCACTCTTGAGAGCTCACCCTCAAAGAGTAAGTTTGCGTTGCCAATCTTGCCATGCCGATTCTTTGCAACCTTCATAATCATCCCTGACTTTTGCCATTCCTTTTGAGGGTCATCGAACTCGGTCTTGACTCTGTGTAGCAAGATAACCACATCAGCATCCTGCTCGATACCACCAGAATCTCTTAGGTCAGCTAGGTCGGGTTCAGAATCCCTGCGTTGCTCTGGGCCTCGGTTGAGCTGGGCTAGCGCGATTACTGGCACATTCAAATCCCTAGCTAGGTTCTTGAGTCCGATGGAGATGTCGGTGATCATCTCGTATCGCTTGCGACCAGCAATTGTGTCTTGAATCAAACCTAGATAGTCAACAACTATGGCTTGGAGTTGCCCTTCTTTTTTGATGCTTGTTGCTGAGGCTCGTATCTGCTGAAGTGTTTGACCTGACTTATCAAAGATCGCTAGTCGGTGGTTTGACCAGCCTTGCCTTGTCTTTTGAATCTTGATCCAATGCTCATCTCTCAAAGAACCTTGATTGATGTTGCCAATGTAAACCTCGGCTTCCATGCTGATAATTCTGTTATAGAGCTCGGTGCGGCTCATCTCTAAGCTGTGGAATGAAACAGCCCCAGACTTTGATAGCTCCCAAGCAATTTGTAAACCAACAATAGTTTTACCAATGCCAGGTCTTGCACCAATTATGTAAAGAGCACCTGGCTTGAATCCCATGATTATCTCGTTCAGGTTTGCCCAAGGTGACTTTGCGTAATGCTTTGGCTTGTCTAGCTCATCCATGTATGACAGCAGTTCGTCATCAACATAGCTGGGCTTAGTTGCTTGGTTCTTTTCGGTCAGTTGATCTAGCTCTTGTCTGGCAAGCTCAATGACCTCGTTGATGTTGTCGCCCTGCGATTTGATGCTAAGTAAGTTTCCGGCTTGCTGGACTCTCTTGCGAGTGGCAAAGTCTATGACTTGGGTTGCGTAGTAATTTACAGAGGCAGCCGTTGGTGTTGCCGTAACCATGTCATGCAGGTCAGCTGCGTAGCGTGGCAACTTAGTTCCGACTGTGAAGGTATCAATCGGCTCTCTTGCTGTTCTCATCTCCAGCATGGTTGCGTAGATTTTGCCACAGGCTAGATTGTCAAAGTCATCCGGTGTGAGGGTTAGTTCATCAATAGCAGTTCCGTTGGTCAGAAGTATTGATCCAATTACCAGTTGCTCGAAGTTGCTCATTAGTAAAACACCCCTGTCTTGAACTCGCTTGGCTTCTGAGTTGTAGCATCTACATCTTCCCACCGATTGTTGTTTAGCCAGGTAGATCCGTTGGGTATGTATTCCTCTGCCGGTAGCTTACCTTGGGAGTAAGCCTTTGCTAGCTCAATAATCTCCCTAGCTGGTTTGCGTTTGATTGCCTTAGCCCATGCCTTTTCAGCATCCGCTCTAGCTCGCTTTTTAGGGTAGAACTCCCAGAATTTATCAAAGTCATTTTCACCCTGTTTCATTGATGGTTCTTTGATGGTTAATATTATGTTTTGCGTGCCAACAGGTGTCACCCCTGATTTACCTGAGCTGTCACCCCTGCTTACCTGAGTTGTCACCCCTAATGCCCCATCTGTCACCCCTGGCTGAATTGTAATCCAGTAAAGGTTGGTTTTGTATTGCCTGTTTATAGGTGCATTTTGTAGCTCGACTCGAAGCTCACCGAGCTTTATAAGTTCCTGGATGTCACGCTTGACCGAACGCTCTGAGGCATTGGCGTACCTGGCTAATGTGCTTATGGAAGGCCAAGCACCCTGATCTCCAAGGTGGTTAGCAATTCCAAGTAGCACTAGCTTTGCCCTGCCAGTTGCTTTGGATTGGTTTAGTACGAGCGATACGGCTTCGATGCTCATGCGACACTAGCCCTGTCGAGCATAACCATCAATACAGTTGCGTTGATTACTTTGGTGTCAAAGGCTTGCTTGACTAGCATCGCCCATTGACCAGCATCGAGACCCATAGCCTTGTAGTCCATCTCAGCCATGAATATGTTGTTTGCGTAATAAGGCAGAATCTCTGCCAGCGTTAGATTGTCCCAGTTAAACACTAAATGTGCCTTCCTATTCGGGTTGGCACACTACACTTGGTAATGATGCCAACAGCATGATTGTTGGTTATCAACGCCGTCTAAGGGTTCCGATCCTTAGGCGGCATCTTTTTATTCAGTTATGTCTTTACACTAGCACCAGAAGTGTATCCTGGCGTGGAGCTGTCGGGAGTTGCACCCGAGTCCTAGTCAGATTCCTCATCGGCTTTACTGATAGTCGAGTCTAATCCAGCCCCTTGCTTGGACTGTATCACCTAAAACATCTCAGGATCGGATTCCAGCAGGTCTTTTGTAAAGTCGTCATTTAGTAGCCACCAGCCACCATGCCCAAAGATAGGCACTTCAGTCGGCGTTTCATGGTTTCTTAGCTTCCAGCCCATCTTGCGACCTAGCTCAGCAAAGCCAGCGTTTGACTCTAGTAAGCCGTTAGCCTCGGCACACAGCGGAATGATGTTGCTCGGCTGACTAGCTAGGTGATTCTTACTACCCATGCCTCGATTGAGCCGGTGGTGAGGTATCAAGTCATCGCCTTGAGTGCCACAATGCCAACAGCCAAGGTCACGCTCTAGGTATTTCTGAAACTGTTTCTTAGTCATCGAACGGATCGTAAATCTTGGCTGGCATCTCACCAGGTTGGAATCCTAAAGCGATTGTGGTGTCTGCCATTCCACCATTGACAGCTTCAACAATGTCGGAGTTGTCGGTGTTGTCGGTTATACAGGTATGCCTACGCCGCCATTCTCGGACGAGCTTGATTGCCTGAGCATCATCAGTCTTTATTTTGGCCCCACAAGAGCAGGATTCGGCTATCACCCGATAAGGCTACCAGCTAGGCATGTCGCCATTGGAGTTCGACATTCTTGCTCATCACAGCCATCATTGTGGCTTGGTCTGACAGGGTTTTCATCTTGGTCTTGATCCTGTTGTATTCAGCCCTAGCAAGGTCAGCCTTTAACTTTTCCTCTACTGCTTGCAACTTAGCCACAGCTTGCCGGTCTGCCACAGTCCCAGAGTTGTTTAGGAACGCCAGCGATACAGCTCGGTCATACGCTGAATCAGCATCTGCCAGCTTGCACTCGGCATCGTAGAGAGCGCTAGCTCCCTTGTCCATCTCCTTGGTCAGCCTTTGTAATTCCTCGACTATGTGGCCTGGTGTAATAATCTCCATTTTTTAGCCTCTCTGCTTTTTCTCTTTGTAACTTCCAGATCATACTTATTGAATCGAAGTCGCCTATCTCAAATTGTTCTTGTAGGCACTCTTGGGTTTCAAGAATTGAGGCTAGAAGAATCCTCTTTGCCTGTAAGTCCATTAGCGATTGCCTTGATCTTGTCGAGTGTGTCATCGGTTGCGCCACCTGTTTTAGCTTGGCTGTATAACAATCGTAAACCCTCGATGTCATTCCCTAACGCCTCAGTCATAGCAAGCCAATCCTTAGTAGTTGCTGAACTCTTGACCTGTCTGTTGCGAACTTCCTCAGATGAGGCGATTCCCTTTTTAGTATCAACAGCTAGGGCAGCAACCATCGCGCGACCCCATGCTGCGGTTTCTGCGTTCTGAACTTCGCTATCTCTTGTAAAGTTTGTAGGTCCTGGGATTGGCTCCCAAGCTGTTCCGATACCTGGTCGCGCATCATCCGGTGAGCGATAAGCGGCAGCGGTGTAGATTATCCAATCCTTGCCGTTCACATTTACAAACTCATAGCTAACTTGCTGAAGTGAGCCTTGAGGGAACTTCTCCCTGAACTCGACTATGCGTGTTGCTACATCAATGTAGTCCAATGGACCTTTGTAACTCTGTGCCATTTTTATTTTCCTTTCTCGTGGTGTAAGTATGGTGCTCCACCAGCTCTTGATCTCAGGCTGAGCAGATGCTCACCAAAGACTAGACCTCGCTTTGCCCCATCCATTGCTTGTATAACTCTAGCTTTTAGCTCTGTTGTTTTGACAGTAGCTTTCTCTAACTCGTCAACCGAGTTCAGGTAGTGCATACCCAAGTCATCAAGGTCAACCTCGGTATCCACAATGCCAGGCGATAACGCCCTGATGGTTTCTAGGGTTGAGTTGCTTCCATCCCAGTAAGGCATCTTCATATCTAGGCAAGCCTGTCTAAATCTGACAGCAGCATCCCAAAGTGTCTGCGCTTCAAACTCATCCCACTCGATGTCAAACTCCATGTAGCTTGAACCTGCGAGCGCAACTAACTTAGCTTGCTTGATTCCAAAGACTCTCATGTACCAAAGCACTTGAGCGCGGTAAGCCTGTGGCACTCCACTCCAGTAGTCGCGTGAGAACTTGACTTCAATGATTCCAAGTTGACCATCCTCAGTCTGATAGATGCCGTCAGGGTTTGACCTAGCCCAAGGGTGTTCTTTGTTTGCCCATGTTCCGGTTTCCCAAATAGTCAACTCAGGATGCTCGTCAGCAAACAAGTTCAAGATAGGTGACTCAAGAATTGTGCCGAGCTTCATGCTCATATTGGGTGTGACCTCATCAGGAATCTGACCGGTCTTTTTAGCCCACTTAGTAATTGCTGATTCCCAAGTGCTTAGTCCGGCGATTGCTCCGATGTCAGAGCCACCAACGACACCTGGTTCGTTGCGTAGATCGTGCCACTCTTGACTGCCGTTGGCAAAGTCGCCAAGTAGCACAGCATCGAGTAGTTCGGTGAATGGTAGTTTGTTTACTGGCAAGGTTTCCCTCTCTTTTCCTTGTCGCAAAGCCGCGCTAACTCTCTCAGCGTGGCTTTGCTATTTCCGATGTTTATACTCTAGGGTTACCCTATGACATTACGCCAGATTGAACGCAAATATATTGAGTTGCAAGAAGCAATAAGAAACAATGATGGGGTCCAATGTGCCTCGGTGCCAGAGGTCTTTTTCCCAGAGGATGAGCATGACCCAGAGATGCGTAAGTCAATGATCAAGGTAGCCAAAGAAGTCTGTGATGACTGCCCTGTCAGGCTTAGGTGCTTTGACTATGCCCTATCAGCAGGGATGCAGGGCATCTGGGGTGGCACTACCTATGAGGAACGCGTAAAGCTTAGGGCTTCGAGCTAGGGCCTGACTTATCGGCAATCTTGCCAAAGCTCTTGTTTAGCTCGTCTGGGTCAATCTTGCCGTCTGCAAGGTAAGACCGAGATAGCTCCTGAGCCACATCAATCACACCAGCAAAGGCAGCCATAGCAACAGCCTGGATAACCTCAAGGCCGATGACAGCTCCACCGACAAAGATACCGGTGACCTTCAAGATGATGACCGCAAAGGTTCGTCTAATAATGTCTAACCACATGAGTTAGTCCTTTCGTAAAGGGTAAGTTGCTGCCCAGATGAGTATTGTCACGATGATTGCCCAACCTACAAAGTCTTTGGCTGTGCCTTCAAGCACTACCCAAGCGATGCCTAAGCCGAGAATTGTCCAAGACTGATCTAGTTGGTCTTTTAGAAACTTCAAAACTTCCTACCTGCCAATGCGACTTGGGTCACAATTACAGAGGCAACAATTACTTGCTGCGACTGCTCTCGTACTTCTGGACTCATATCCGACCCGATTGAGCGTAGGTTCTCTCCAAGTTTAGCAAGCTGTTCTAACGCTAGTTGAGGCAGCATTAGCAAGTTTTCAATCGGTGTGTTTTCAATTTCTGGCTCTATAAGGCTCGTAGAAGGCTCGACAGGTTCGGGGGTAGGTGATGGGCTTGTTTCAGGGCTAATCGGCTCTACAGGGCTTACAGGGCTGTTTAGGGTAGGTTGTGGCTCTGGCGTGGGTTCAACTGGTGGGACAGGGGCAGGTTCAGGCTGAGGTTCAACAGTAGGCTCAGGGCTTGGCTCAGGGCTAGGTTCGATGGTTGGCTCTGGGCTTGGCTCAATCACTTCCGGTTCCTGACTAACTTCTGGACTAGGCCCAGGAGATGGTACAGGGTCAGGCTCGGTATCAGGAACATAATCAGGATGGTAAAGCAAAGCAGGATCCAGCTCACTGCCGTCAAGAGATACCACGCTAACAAAAGTGGTGAACTCACCAGCAAAGCCACCCTCGCAAAAGTGCTGGGGAATGTTGCCCTTATCCAAGAAGTAGTCGTTTTCATTGTTCCATCCAATCCCGAAGGTCTGCTGATCTCCGTTTGCGTTCTGGCAAATTACAGTTGCTGAGGCTTGTGCGGCATAAGCAGGGATAGGCTGCCAGACCATAAAGAAAACAAAAAAGCCCACAGAGATTATCCGTAGGCTTTTTGACTTTGATAATTGTTCGAGCAAGCTATCCAAGCTTTGACCAAGTAAGAGGACCAACAATTCCGTCTGCTAGTAGGCCATGCTTCTTTTGGAAAGCGACAACAGCATTGTGGGTCATTGGACCGAATGGACCAGGTGGGTTTACACCTAGCTTGTTTTGTAAGTAAAGAACATCTGGACCTGCTGGCTCGCCTCGTCTGAGTTCCTTGCCTCGATATGGTCTTGAACCCTTAGCAGGTGCAACACTTGGCTTAGCAGGTGCGACAGGTGCAGCAGTAGGTGCGCCTCTGAAGGCTTCATAATCAATGTTCCCAGCACCCATAGTTGGCTTGCCACCGACTCGGAAAGATAGGTGAAGGTGTGCGCCGTAGCCGTTTTCTTTGCCTAGACCTGATCCACCGACAAGACCGATGACCTGACCCTGCTTGACTGCCTGACCAGCGACAACATCAATGCGTGAAAGGTGTAGGTAGTCTGCGTTGTGACCTGATGGAAAACTCTGGAAAATCATGCGACCACCAGCACCAGCAAAGGTCGGGACAATGCCGGTGATTGTGCCGTCTGAGATTGCCTTGACAGGTGTGCCAGTTGGGACTGCGTAGTCTGTGCCTGGATTCCTTGAAGGGCTTACCTTCCTGTTGCGATGTCCATCAAAGCTGTCGGAGATGCTGCCGCCGTCTACGGGTCTAATCCAAGTAGTCATTATTTTCCTATCGTTGCGATTATGAGGCCGATGATTGCTATTGCTGAGGCTGTAAGTCCTGTGTAGGCAACACGCTCAATCCAAGCAAGCCTGGCAAGGGTTAGCTCTACTTCTCTAAGTCGTTCCGGCACATCGTCAAGGTGATCTAGTTTCTGTAATACCTTGACCAGAATCTCACCATGCTCAAGTTGCTTCTTGTAAATGTCAGCTTGCGTAATGCGAACTGAGGTCGTTTCCTCAGCCATTATGCGGTTAGAGCTGCTACTTCAGCTTCAGTTAGACCTAGAGCAAGAAGCTTGGCATTGGCAGAGGCTTTGAGGTTTTCTTGTGCTTGCTTGGCAGCTTGGCGTTCTGCTTCCTGAGCTTCGTAAGCAACACGATCTACCTCACGCTGGGCTAGTTCTTCCTCGGTCATCGGTACTGTTGTAGATTCGCCTGTGGCACAATCTACGACTACTTTCATCGGTGTATCTGTCATTTTCTTTTCTTTCTTGTTAGCTGGTGGTTACTATTCCGTCAGAGCCTTTTGTAATTTTGTAGAGGGAAAACATTGAGCCAATAGCAAAGTTGCCTGAGTTTTGGTCAGTAAATGTGATGCTTGTAATGGCAGCAGCATTGTTCCAAAGACCAGCAACAATAGAATTATAGGAGGTCGTGTTGTTTTGTTCAGTGCTACCATCAAGACTGACCGACTTAGCCACGCTAGAAGTGTAATTTGGTATGTAGATTTGTGCGCTACCAAAAGTATTAGCGGTAAAAGATGTTCCTATGTTTACAGTAATTCTGATTACTGGCTGACTACTGCGACTAATACTTAGCGCGCTACCTAGCGAGTCGGCGGATAACTCTCTGTCTGAATAATCACTTCCGCCAGATGAATTGAACTGCATATTTAACTGACTAACAGGGCTACCACTAGCGCGAGTTGAGCAGAGAATCATTAAGTCTGTTCCGTCTTGCGGAATAGAGGTAAACGCTACTGAAGCAACAGCAGTCCCTAGTGTCTTGGTTTCAATAAGTTGCATGGTCATTATCTAGCTCGCTATTCCGTAAAGGGCAAAGGTTGAACCAGTTTGCCAAGACTGAGTATTTGCGTTCAACTGAACACTTGTAATAGCAGCAGTATTCGCCCACCTGCGAGCAAAAGCTCTTACTGTGTTGGCTGAGAAATTATTGCGTGTCAAAGTAGTTTTGTGTTTATCTGTGGCTGAGTAGTCCATTATGTGACTTATTAGGTTACCTCGTGTTGTTCCAATGAAACCCCAGTTGGCTAAAGAAGACGCAACAGATGTCGCCGATGAACCATCGCCAGCCATCGAAACGAAAGAATAATTGGCTGCTGTGTCGCCGTTGAAGTAAAGAAACGCATCGACATTCGTGCCAGTATTACAATGAGCAACCACAACTAAATCTCGATAAGTCGCTGGAATAGAGCTAAAGGTTACAGTTGCTGCATTTGTGCCTAGTGTCACAGTAGCTAATGGTGTGTATGTAGGTGTCGGCATAGTTATCCTCTTATTCCGTAAAGTGAAAAGCGTGAGCCAGCAATCAAATCTCCATTTGGAGTAAATGTAATGGATGTAATTGAAGCTGTGTTTCTCCATAACCCAGAACCTAAGTCAATTTTTTTGTCATTCTCGGGTATTGCGCCACGACCACCGAAGAACCTCACAGTCTTGTTTTTAGTCGTTGAATAGGCATCTAAAATGTCATAGATACCAGCACCGAAAATGTTTGCTGTAACTGAAGCCCCTGTTATTTCGTGCTGGTCCAGCAAAATGTTGCTAGTACTAGTGTAATTAGCGCTAAGCGCACTGGTTCCGTTCCCATATAGTATGTGAGATGAGTAATTAGCAGCCGTATCTCCATTGAATGTCAGTCTTAGACCAGCATAGGTTTGTGCTTGATTGCTTCTACCTGTGTATCTAACTTGTAAATGTTTATAGGTAGATGAGTAATCGCCTAAGTTGCTGAAAGTGACAGAAGAGGCAGTTCCACCCAAAATAGTTGTAGAGATTAGCTCGTAAGTGCCTTCTGCTACACCTGCCCCTGCTGCTGAAAGAATCCCAAAAGGAATCAACATAGCTAGACCGCCGTAGCGTTACCGATAACTCGGTAGGAGTTTGTACCGACACAGACAACAGATACAGCATCGTAACGCTGAGCAATCTGGTAAGACGCTGCTGCTGTGCCTCTACCTGCCAAGGTAACTGCTGTGCCATCACGAGTAATTGTGACAGTTCCAGCACCATCGCGGATGATGTCCATGCGCTCGCCAGCCTGGAAAGCTGTGGCTGTTCCAAAGGTAATAGTGACTGAGCCGGCAGAGTTTACAAGTAAGGTTTCGTAGCGATCGGTTACAGCGACAGTTCCAGATGCGGTTGAGCTGGCAAAGACCACTTCATTAGATAGATAAAGGTTGACATCGGCAGCCGCTAGGACTTCACCTGCGGTAAATACTTTTCTTGGCATTGTTTTCCTTAGTTGTGTGTTAGTAGTTTAGCAGTTAGTAAGTTAGGCGGTCATCGTCTAGGACACCAAATACAGGGTCATCAAGCACAAACAAACCAAAGTCCAGTCTTTCAAGGGACAGGATTATTCGCTTTTCATTGTTAGACCAGTCGTGGCTGATGCCGATTACTCGAACATACTGGTCAATGGCAGGTGGCACTCCTGATGGGGTAAACCTAACCTGAACGATGTTGCCAATCTCTAAGTCTAGGACCTCATTCTGCTGTGCCTCTGTAAGCACATCAAGCACCACAGACAAGCTGTCAAAGCGATATTGAGGCTCTTTGAATCTAGACAATAGGAAGTTAGCTAGAGATTGTAAGTCAGTTGCTGAGTCAGTTAGCAAGCCTGTAACGCTGTAAGACCTTGCTCCGTAAACCTCCTGTGAGCTTAGGTCCTCAGCAATGGCTTCGTCTGGGACAACCTTGTTGTTGCTTAGCACTACTCGGTTATACAGTTGCTCGGATCCATAGACCACGCTTAGGTCGGCAAAAGGAATGACTGTAAAGCCTGGCACAGAGGTTTCATCGGTAAAGATAACATCAACAGCTCCAGGGGCAGCGTTTCTTTCCTTGAATACAAACTTGCCATCCTTAGAGATAAAGACCTCACCTGCCTCGCTAGTGCCAATTAGCTGAAGGTAGGCAACAGCCTGAGTGCCTTCAGTTATGGCGACATTGCTTAGTAAGGTGTCACCGGTGTCAATGCTTCTCTTGTCACTAGGCCAAGCCACCTCTGGCAAGTCAAGGATGCGCGTGACTCTAGCACCGGCTAACTCTGATGAAACGCTAGTCGCTGGAAGGTTGTTAGTTGTGATTGTCTTTAGGGCATCTGAGCTTTGGATGCTGACAATGGATCGGTTGTTTGGCTGATACCCGATGTCAAGGTCATCAATAAAGCCATAGATAACTGGATAGCCATTGCAGCTCACCCTGACTTCTCGACCTGGTA